ATAGGATCGTCCGAGAACAATCTTGTACACAGCCGCTGAATCCGCTTCGTTAGCCCGAATTGCAGTCTTGTCCGTGGTGGTAAGGGCGATAGGCGCACCTGCTGTGCCGTTAGTAACTGCCGTATCCAGAGTGGCTTGGCCCTTAATCTGAATCCAGCAGTAGTAGTCAACTCCCAACGTTCCAGTGACCGCAGCTAGCGTAATGCCTGCAGCAGCCGGAGGATTATCAGCATCTGACAGGTCTACAACTACCCGATGCGTTGGATAGCCAGTTAGCGCAAAGTACGCAACAATCGTACCTGCGGCAGCCGCTACAGTAGCCGTCGTGTTCTTCAGGTTGACCCACTTATACCACTTTCCACCTTGATACCGAATCTTACCAACGCCTTCCTTGTCAGTGGTCTCGACATCGGTCAGCTTCGTGATAAATGTAGTAGGTAGCATCATGACCTCACGGAGTGTCGATGGTGTGCAGAACGCCCTGGACACGTCTCCGCCCAGTCAGCAGTGTACAGGCCGTCATGATCTGAGCAGCCTTATCCCCAGGTTGATTGGGGATAGTCTTCCACTCCGTCATGTCAAAGAACATGATAGGATCATATACGAACTGGAAGTAGTTCGTATTCAGCATATACATGCGCGTATTAGCGCACGTAGGCGACCAGACCATTGGAATACCCTTGTACTGGATATTATCAAAGCCCATATCGCCCAGCTTATTGTTGGAGATCCTGTATGCAGGCAGGATAGTGTCCTCATAATACTCATAAGGAGTTTGCCCGCTCATAATGAGGTCAGGCCGATCCTGCTTGCGGTTGTTGCTCTGGTTGTTAATCATAGTGCGCATGTAGCTCACGCCATAAGTGGCAAAGGACTTGCCAGTCATATTGAGAGCTTTCGACTGCCACCAGCTGTAGGAGTTCTGCGGAATGCCTCCTACAGTTACTGCTGAAGTAGGATCATCTGGGACCAGCACCTGCAGACCATCTGGCCTGGGATTCGTTTCCAGAGTTCCACTGCCAGTCACAGCGCCGCTACCACCAAAGAGCATTGTCTCCATCTCGTCGACAAGTGCATCCTTGACGTTATCTTGCTTGGCATTCATGTAGTTGATGATCTGCATCTTACCGCGGTTCTGCTGATCGTCAACCTGATAGCGCACCAAACTCGCAACCAGATACCGCCACTGCCACTGACTGATAGTCAGAAATTCAAAGTCATTCAGTGGAACAGTACTACCTTTTCCAATCCACTTAATGTTGTCAGTCTTTGCGTACTGCAGAGGCTCCGTAATAAAACGGCCGCCTTCTTCCGTACGCAGCTTGCCCTTAGACTTCAACCAGAACCAAAAAGGAGCGGCATCGAAAATCTGGTCAATGACACTGCCTTTCTGATGATACCAAGTGGTTGTGTATAGATTGTCTAGGGCTTGACTCAGAGTTCCAATTGCGGGCACTTTTCAAGCTCCTTCAGGTTAAGGACTATTGTGTAACCACAGGCAGATTAGCCATAGTTTCATTCCAGGCTGTTTCTGCTGCTTGCTTAGCGTCCATTTTATCAGCTTTGGCGTCAACTGAAGCTGAAGGTCCAAACCCAAAGAAACCTTTCGACGCATCGAAGGGTTCCGGTTTAGCCGGATTGTACTTAGCGTCAAGCTCCTTAGACTTATCAGGATTTTTAGCACGCGCGAGCGTCAGCGCGTCTTCAATCGAGAGCTGTCCATTTGCTTTAATCTGTTCAGATACCTCAGACCTCCACTCGTCAAAGTCTTTATGGGAAGTCTTGATTTTGTCAATCTCGTCCCTTACCGACATACTCCCAACACGTCCACCAACAGATTTGATTTGATCCTCTAAGGGCTTCATCACAGTGTCCTTGATAGATGCTAGGACTGTCTGCGCGATGTGATTAGCCAGTTCAGTGTTACCCATAGTTTCGAGATCAATATCTTCGGATTTGGCAGCAGCTTTCAGTGTACCACCTTCTTCGACCTTAGCCAGGCGATCTCCCATGGCACGAACCAACTTATCCATGTTAGAAAAGCCTTCTGCCATCTTTCCAATTGCTCCTAGGATAGCAGTCATGCTTGGATCAGAACCGTCAGATTTCTTGTCCTGATCCTTTTTGTCGTCCTTGTCTTCAGCCATCTTTATAATACTCCTAGTAGTTTATCCCGCTCACGAATTTCTTGAGCTGCTCGCCTTGATGCAGTCATGATGTCACGAGCAGCAGTTTGAAGCGCTCTGTCTACCGCGGTCATGCTGACGCCGGGCTTCCAGCTTCCTACCCTGACGATAGTTTCCTGACCTCTGAAAAAGATCTGCACATTTGACCAACCGCTTACATCCTGATCAGGCGCATCTCCAGTTGTAATAGACACTTCAATGTCAGTTGGAGGAACTGGCTGCCCAACTCCGATCATTCCACGTAGGGCATCGTCAGACCGCGTTCCTTCAATTCTGCTCGTAACTTCCGCTTCGAGCTGAAGTACATCGGGTCGAAGGCTAGATTCTCGTAGAACTGTTCCTTGAATATCTCCACCGACGGAGGGTGGCTTAACCAGACCACCTCCAAGGAATTTTGGCAACTTGAGCATAGAGGTTTTTCCTTTTTTACCCACACGTCTGTGTGGATAAGACTACAGTTTGTGCATCTAAGATCTAATAGTGGCATATTATAGCACCGTGAGGCCAATGTCAACCGGAATTCGGGGACTTCTTGCTCAGCATATCCATGTACTGGTTGAGCTGCAAAGGCTGCTCAGGATTACCACCTACGCCTTGGCGCATAGCTCCCATTCCACGAATTAGGTGGTCTAGCTCTGGATCACCGTATTGAGTGACGTAGTACCTAGACAAGAGCTCTGGATCTATCAAGGGATTCGTTTTTAGGTCTCCATAGATAAGTCGCCCTTTCTGAATACGAGCTTGCCGAGTCTCCATTGAGCCACTATCAGGGTCAATAGTCATAGCATATTTAGCAGTTTTCAACATCTCAGGACGGTAGGCTACCCAGAGGGCAGTTCCCTCAGGTCCGACCACCAAGTCTACTTGGTCATCTTTCCAGTGCTCAAACACGAGCTGATTGCAGTCCTGAAGAACTCCTACCATCATATCTGCAGTGGAGTCACGCCGCTCATCGAGTCGAATCTCGGAGGATTCTCTGACAACAGAGGCTTCGTAGGCAGTTCTGTCTGCACTGCCCTGAGCGTATTCGCCAGCTTGGTTGCGACTAAAGCCAGTCACCTCTCGAACATCATTCTCTACCTGCTCCATAGCTCGAAAAAGCCCAGCCGGGATGTCAGCGGCCTGCAGAATCTTGATAGCATTCAAGTCCTTCACAGTGATCGCGGCAAGGACGTCTTCAGATGTCATCTTGGCAATCTCATCCTCATCCATCATGCCTGCTTGGACAAGCATCTTAACGACAGTCGCACGACGATGCCACATTATCTGAGTGCGAGTCTCATTAGCTTCTAGCTGCTGAGGCTCGAGAATCTTAGAATCTGGAAGCCCCCAGCAGACATCGTCTTCTTCGTTAAAGATAAGGGTGCGTATTCCAAAGGATGTTTCAGTCTGCAGTGGGTCATTATCGAAGAAGAGAACCTCTCCACCTCGGTTGTCATTGCTAGTCTGTCCAGGTGCTATAATGATGACTTTGTTGTACTTAGAATCTTTAACAACCAGTAGGTCGACCATCCCTTCTCGGTATTCACCCTTGTCTCGAGGAGAGCTGCTCGAGCTCATGTCGTAATAGCGGGAGGCTTTAATGTTCTTGTTGTGAGACAAGCGAGGGTCAGCCTTTACATCTTCTACAGGACGAATAACACGCTCTGCCATCCAGCGACAACTGTTGAAGTTCACTGTCCCAGCTGGGACAATCAGATCTCCAGTGTGGCCAGGCAAGAACCACGGCATACCGTCTTTGATGTTAGAGCTGTACTCAAGACGCTCTCTTCCAAGGGTCTTATCCGCAGCAGGACCAGCATCAGTTCCAGCAGCCTGGGATCTGCGATTGTAGGCAAATTCGGAGCCAAAACCTATCTTGCCATATGAAGTTCCATACATCCAGGTACGCTGGATCATAGTCTTCATGCTAGCCTTCATGCTCATCAGAGAGATAAGCCGATTGTCTAAGCGCTCTAGCATCTGCGCCAATGCCATCTGTTCAGCACCAGGCCTAGTTGGAGTAATCGCGACAGCTGGATTCCTGAAGTAGATCCTCGGCACAGTCATCCGAAGCATCTTGAAGAAGAGATTCATCGGCAGGACTTTAGGCGCAAAGTCTCCCCGGTAGTAAGCGCGCCAGACCGGCCATTTGTCCTCGTAGGCGTACCTTTTACGATAGTCAACTCCTGTAGCAATCTGAGTCATCCACCAGGGAACATCAGGCTTTCCGCTTGTGTAGCCATTAGAGTTCATACCCATCCCCAGTTATGGAGAGTATTCCATTCTTGTTCGAAGCGCAATCCTATGTCATTACGCCACTGAAGGTCTAATCCGTGTATGTTGGAGATAGTTGTGTATACTCGCTGGCGAGCTTCCTTAACATCTCGGCCTCGCGCGGTTGCCTTATACAGGACACCATCGCCAGCCGCATACTTATACCCATCAGCAGTCAGATATACGTCAGTTAAGAAGATATGCTTTAGGTTCTTCTCATTGATGCCTACCAAAGGCATCCCTGCGTCAGGCTCCTTGATGTCAGCCGGATAGGCAAACGGATATGGGTCTTTAGATACCCGTACTGCAATCATCAAATCTTGCGTTATGTCCATCTGCTTTTTAGTACCACTTGCAACATCAAATAGCATTGAGCCTACTGGCTCTTTTAGTCCTTCCATCAAGGCCTCGATAGCATCATAACCAAAGCGACAGGTAAATTCTAAGGCCATCAGCTCGTCCTTAGTAACCAGGCAGTTAATGTCGATAGGGCCACGATAGCTAAAGTTCTTCAAAAAGGATTCTATCTTGAAAAGTGTACTTTCGATTAGCTTGTTAGGCTTTTCTACAGTTTTAACTACGTTCCCCATGCAGCCAGTCAGCTTCCCAATACCACCACTCATTAAGGGTTTTTCTTCAAAGGTGTGATTAAAGGGAGTGATCCAGCCTGCTCCGTTATACCAGCCTTCGGTAGATATCTCAATGGCGTTCTTGATGAGTTCCTGTACGAGGAGCTTGGAACTAGTGCTGTAAGTCGATAGCGCCCACTCGTAGATAGCTGGATCACTACAGAGATACGTTTTCCCGACATCTTCATTGTTAAAGGGTTTGATGACATAGCCAGGGCCTCTCCAGCGTTTTAATAGCGTTTTAGCCTCGTCAGGGTTTTGAAAGATCTCGTACGGTGGAACCTGGATTCCCACTCCAGTTAGAGTCTCCATTCCCTTCTGGCGGTCCAGCTCTATCATATCCGCTAGACCGTTGCAAACTAAGCATGGCTTTCCAAGTTTCCCTAACAGAGGCTTTAGGTGAGACCATCCCACTGTGTCGAATATCACTAGGTCTACTATTGGAAGCAGAGGCCTCCAAGCTGCTGGTCGATTCACTATATTGCGAAGCGTATTTTTGTATCGCTGGTCCTTTATCCATAGATCAACTTTATGTCCTTCTTGAACAAGCCTATGTGCGATTCCAACGCCTTCGGCTTCTGGAGAGACCATTAAGATGTGCATCGTCCACGCACTCCGTACCAATTTGTTATGCAGCTACGGCGAGCTCCACTCGCAAGATTAAGTGCCTTTACTGACACGACGACCTTCGAGCATCAGCTGCATTAGGTTATCAAGATTAATAGGACCACGCTCACTCATCGAGACTCCTTTGTCATAAGTTCCAACGTTTTCCCACGGAAGGTATCTTAGCAAAGCCATACCAGGGGAACCACCTTTGTCTGCCACATAACTCATCAGATGCTCCATAGGTGTTGGTCCAACAGCATCGCTACGAGTAACTGGAGTTTTTGGATCTTGGACTTCCTTATGCCATTTTAGGTAGTCCTTCGCATCAGCGCCCTGAGCGCCAGAAGGCTTCATATATTGGACTTTGCCACGCCCTGCAGGCTGTTCTGTCTTGAATCCAGTCGCAGGCTTCTTGGACAATTCCTTCACGCGGGCAGCTTCTTCTCGAGTCATCGTGGTGTAGGACTTGCCGTGCCAATTGAAGGCTCGTTCTCCCTTTTTGCGACTCAAGGCAAATGCGTCCCCAAAGTGCATTTCGTCCAAACTCTTTCCAGCACTCTTTCCGCTGGCACTCTTTCCGCTGGCAGGCCGAGCTAGTGCTGGCGATGCTTGCGCTTCTAAAGGAGCATTTCGAATCTCGTCGTACAATAGATCAGCGCTGAGCTGCTCGCCTGATCCACGGTTCATGCTGCCAGCCTTCATATCGAAGCCCAAGTTCTGCCCTGGTCCTGACATGATCTCCTTCATAGCGTTAGCACGAGCAGCATCTCGCGCTGCGTCGATCTGCTTGAGGTAAGCTGCCAGGCCTGGATTAGCCATGAGCTGGTCAGTCAGCGCATTCTGTCGATCATTAGCATATTGTTGGAGATCTCTTTCCTGCTGATCTAGCTCGTATGAAACACCACTCAGCGGATCAATAGGCATTGTAGCCCTCCTGACTTCTGATAGGAAATTGTCCTGAGCGCTTGCGCTCAAACTCTTTCAAGATATTATCGAACAGGAACTGAGATTCCTTCACAGCGGCTGGCAAGGATCTGTCAGTTTCTTTGGGCAGCACAAGGATTGCGCGAGTCTCTACGTATTTGGCCATAGCAGCGCCTATAACATAGTCGTCGTGAGCTCCAGATTGCGCACCGAGCTTTCCGTCTTCGTGCTCGACAAAGGACTGCAGCTGATCAAGAAGTATCGGACTGTGAATAGTTGTTCTGTTCGAGATAGCTTTCCGCAGCGCTCCAATGATGAAGGGCTTTGTACGACTACTAGTTCGGATACCTGCTCCGGAAAGCTTAGCAATCTCGTCGGTTTTGGTCAGGTTCGCGGTAGGATCAGCATTGTATATCAGGTAGGTAGGATAAGCCTTTCGGAGTTCCGCAATTGTCAGAATTCCGTGATTATTTACTTCGACACCTACAAAGGCCTTATTATAGAAATCACAGATCTCTGGGATTTTAGATCTGCCGAACACATCAGGCTCGATGCGATCAGATCCGAACTCAGCTACCTGCTCATCATCGTCCAGATCGAAGATCTGAATAGTGCTACTGTCATTTCCTACACCAGCCGCAACATCACAGCCCGCTACATAGCGATGTCCAACTTTCGGATGATCATTAAGGGCCCAATAACCAGGAGCGCGCTTCTCCCATTTTGGGCTGCTGACAAAGTTAACATTATGGAACAGGCTGAATCCAGACGCCTTAAAGCAATCATGTAGGAAGGACGGGTACTCCTGGTTTACTGTAGCTATGTCAAAGTCATGATCTTCGATCACAGACCTACGCCACATAAGCCTGTCAGCGCCCAATTTCAGCTGCTTAACAAGTTCAGGCTCTCCCCAACTTTCGTTCAAGTTACCCATCAAGGCATCAGCGATGTCATCTGGAACATTGGAGAGAGTATACTCTGGAAAGTCCCACCAGGGCAGGAAGATAAGCTTTTCAGGAGCGCGCCCTGCCACAGCATTCATACAGCGCTTGTGGAACCAATCTCCCATACCATTGCCAGTTGATTCGATAGCTATCTCGCCAGTGCCCTTTGGGACAGCATTCAGCAGGCCACTCATCAGCTCACCAGCGTCAGGCCAGAAGGCTACCTCAGTGCAGAATAAGTCTGTGATAGTATCACCACGACCAAACTTGCGGCTGCCAGCCGTTCCGATGTAGATGGTGCTGTCAGTCTTTGGGAAGGTTATCTCATTCTTATTATGCGTATCAGTCTGGGCTTTGAGGCCTTCTCGCATGTGGCTCAGCAGGTAGTCAACGCGAGCTAAGTGCTTCTGCGTCGCATCAGCGTCATGAGAGATGATGACAGCGCGAGTGTTTTTCCGATACAGACAGCGTACCAGCTTTCTTGCAACAAAGTAGAAGGATACACCCTCCTGACGGGCTTTCGGAACAATAAGCCTGTTGGAGAAGCCTTCGTCTATGCGGCGTTGTGCGCTGTTCAGCTTAAACGGCACATCATCCCGACTGTACTTGTCAGGGACAAAGAGTAGCGACTCGATGACACGAGCTTCGGGAGTCATGCCGTTCTACGCCCGCCGCTCAGGCCGGCGTACCATTGCTCAATGCTAGGCGTATCGCACAGCCCCAGCGCCCTTTTCGCGGCAACATGCGCCATCAGTGCGGTCGTGTCTGATTCCAGCCACTGCAGTCCAGCGGGAGCCGCTGTAACAAATTCGTGGGCCATAAAAATACCAGTATTTCCGCGCATGATAGTGGAATCTACCAACAATTTGGCATTCGCCAGCGTCAGATCTGACTGTAGCGACCCCATCAGCGGAATGTCGAGCAAAGCATCCGCTCCGATGCGCGCAGGTGTATTGTAGCTATTACCTAGTGCAGAGCCCGACGCCCTGCCAACTGTTACTCCCTGTTCACGTAGACGATCAATCCCGGCCTGCGTCAGAATGCCGCCCACCCAGGGATGATATAACATAGAATTTGTCAGACCAAGACTGCGCAGGTAGGCCACGCACGTCAGATACGCCTGAACGTAGGCGTCAGTGCCGAGTGCTGCGATCGTATTGTTGTCCGTAGTATGCGAATAGAACTTAAACAATCCAGACGCATGCCCGGCAATTTCTATGATATTTGCGTCAGTCAACGCGCCATGATTCGCGCTGTGGAGGCCAAATGCCCACGGCATAGAGTACGCCTGCGCGTTTGGAAACACATACGTGTACCACTTTGGACTACCATCATCAGAAGAAAACAAAATCTGCGCTCTTCCCCTAGGGGGCGTACCGCACCAGTGTAGATACACTACGCACTCGATGCCAGAAGGCTTGTCAATACGTATTTTCGCGCGCACAGCAGTAGCTTGAGTCAAAGAGCCGACCTTGGTAGGG